TTACAGGCCGTCGCCGAAGTCGATTTTGTGCTGGTCGCGGTCGAACTTCCTGTCCTGCGTCCGCTTGAGCAACTTGTAGATCGCATTCTCTGTCATGTCGTACTCAACGGCCAGCGCGTGGTGGTTGCGGCCGTTGAATTTGCCCAGGATCTCCAGATCCCGCTGGGTGATCCGCCAGCGGAAATCCTTCGGAAATGTCACGCACGAACCGGCCCAGGTGTTCGACAGATGCTCGACCACCGCCGCGCCAGCCTGCTCGGCGATCTTCGCGTCGACACCGTGCTCCGAAACCACAGCCGCGACGTGGTCGGCGATATCGCTGAGTAGTTCGTGGCGCTTCTCCGCCATCGCTGTGGGCTTGGTGCTCATGCGTTCCCCCTTGCCGCCTGAATGCGGCGATCGGCTTCCTCTTCATCTATTAGGCCCAGGCGGCGATCGGCTTCGATGCGGCCGAGGGCGTCCTGCAGGATCTGTTGAGTGGTGGCAGCCGCGCGGGCCGGCTTGGCCGGCGCGGTTGCTTGAACCTGTACGGGATCGCTGGCGATGCCGTAGACCACCGCACGCAGGTAGTTGTGGTTCTCCAGCGGCAACGTCAGGCGATCACGGGCGATCAGCATCTGCTCGATGCCGGCCGTCCAGATCCTGGGCGGCGCCGGCTTGGTGTCGTTGGTGCGGGCGTCCTTTTGCACAGTGCCGGCGTTGACCAGGTCGAGCAGCTCCTCCAGCAGCTTGATGGCGCGGGTCATGCGCAGGCCGCGTTTCGCCGGGCTGAACAGGCGCAGGTAGTTGAGCACTGCCCGGCCCAGCTTCGGATCGAGGCCGGCGAGCATTGCCGCCAGCTTCTTGCCGTCCGCGTCTGCGAAGCCGGCCTCGATCGGAAACTGCTCGCCGCAGCATGGGCATTGCAGCTGCATCAGTCGCCCTCCTGCGCGTTGACCGCCGCATTTAGGGCATCCACCAGGGCCTTGAGGATTGGACGCTGCCTGCGCCACCCCTCGGGCAGCTCTTCCAAACCCTCCAGGCGTTCTGGAGTGTCCACCCCGAGGCGCTTGCAGAGGGCTTCCACCTGGTTGAGCAGCTGGCGCTTCTCCTGCTCGACGTGCAGTGCAGCGATCAGGGCGTCGAGCTGCTCGGCCTTTTTCAGCCAGGCCACCCGCTGAACCTTGAACATCTGCAACGCCATGGCGTCGGCATAGGCCCACGGCAGCCCCATGTCAGCGAGCTGGGCCTCGATCTTGTCGATGCGCGGCCCGAGCTGCTTGGCGTTGTGTGGCTTGCCCGCTGCCTTGCTGCTGGGCTTCGGTTTAAAGCCCAGGCGCTCCAGCTCGACCATCAACCGCCCGGCCTGGCGCGAGTTGAGGTCTTTCGAGGACTCGACGCCAGCAACGCGGCGCAGCAGCGCGCGATAGCTGTCGTCATCCATGCCCAGTTGGCCCTTGGCGATGTGGATCTTGCTGAGTACGCCTTTCGAGATAGACATCACGCCTCCCGACCAACGATCAGCCAGCGGCTCATGCCCGGCTGATCGTTGGGCTTAAGGGCGATGCGTTCGACGTGGTCGAGCTGCTCGCCAAACAGCTTGACGCCCAGGTGGCGCACGGCCTCGTCCTCGGAGTGGCTGCAGCTGGCGCGCTGGCTGCGCACGGTGTTGGTCTGGTAGGCACCCATGTAGTACTTCACGGTGCATTCAAGGGTTTGCATATCACACCCCCTGAGTCAGTCGGGCGACTGGTTTGTGGCCGAGGCCGTGGTGCAGTTGGGCGCTCTTGCCTGCCTGGTAGCCGGCCTCGGCGGCACCTTCATCGCGGGCTTTGAGCTTGCGGCGCTTCATTTCGTGCTTGCCCAGGTCGGCGTGGTGCTTGGCCATGTAGGCCTCAATCGCTTCGGCGATGTTGTCGTCAACGCCCGCGAACTGATCGACCTTGAGGTACACGGCATCAATCCAGCCATTGGCGAAGTGATCGCCGCGCGCGACCTTGGTTGAGCGCTTGCAGCGCTTGTTCTTCGGTGACTGCAGGAACTCACGTCGAGCCTTCTGCAGCTGCCGCTCCAGCACTTGGTAGGCGTATCCGCTCAGCTCTGGTGCCGCTGCGCAGCCCACAAAGATGAAGGCGCCTACAACGTCGAAGTGGTCCGTGAGCTTCTGCGTGATGATCATGCGCGTGCCAAACGCATGGGCGCACACCTGAGCCAGGCGGATACGCCAGGTGGGTGGGGTACCATCCGAGCCGGCTTCGATGGTGACCTCACCGGCCATGCTGGCCAGGACGTCGCCCATCTCCAGGTTGTAGGCCTCCATCAGCTTATGCGCCTGGCGCAGGGCGATTTCGGCCTCGTTCGGATTCGAGCCCTTGCCCTTGGCCATCTCCATGCACTTCTTGATCTTTTCGAGAATGCGATCCTGGTCCATATCACACCCCCGCCAGGCCGAGGTTGACCGGCTCGTAGCGATCATCACCTGTGCGCTTGTAGACGCGGATGTAGACGGCCTTGCCGTTTACCTGCAGGGCATCCTTGAGGGCGACCATTGCGGTTTTCCACTCGGGGTCGTCGATCTCCAGGCGCAGCAGGCCGAGCACGTCGTTGGTGCGGATCTGGCCGTTTCGACCGATGAAGGCGCGGTCTACCAGAGCCATCAGGTGATGGTTGGCGCCTACGCTCCATTTGCGGGTGCAGGTGTAGATCAGTTCCTTGGCGGCGAGGATCTCTTCGGTGAAGGTCAGGCGATCAGCCAGGGCCTTCTCGATCTTGAACTCGCCGTCGTAGGTGGTGATGGAGACGTTGCCCTTCTTGCCGCCCAGCTTGACGTTGTAACGCTCCAGGGAGATGGCGATCAGGTCGTCGATATCGGCCAGGGCTTTGGCCTTGAAAGCGGCCAGGGCTTCGCTGATGGCCACGGCCTGGTTGGCCAGCTCGCGGGCGACGCTGTCGCGCAGCTTGTCGTGCTCGCGCACCTGGTGCTCCGGCACCAGGTGGCCGGCGGCGTTCTTGACGAAGCCGGCGGGGATGTCGATTTGCTCAGCCATGGGTCTCTTCCTCGGCTTGTTGGGTGGCGTGGTCGAGTTCGGCCAGTACTTGGCCGCGGAACTCGCTGATCTCGGTACTCAGCCTGTGGCCGCCGATGCTCGGGTAGGCCGAGGCGTAGCCGGCGCTGCGTTTGAGCAGCGCCAGAGCTTCGAGCAGGCGGGTTTCGAGTAAGGGATTCCGTTGTGGTTGTGGCTCGGCATAGATGGCAGCCCAAGGGGTCGAAATACCCCCTGAACGATTAGCAGGGCGAACGGGGCCAATGCTTAGTTGGACGTTGCCGTCAGTCTCGCGGAGATAGCCGTATGGCTTCTGCTGATTGAGGTTCATCAATGCACCCTCCCGTCAGCGGGCTTGAGGTTGGCGCGGTAGGCCTGGGTGAACTGCTCGACCTGGCGCATGACCAGCGCTTTATCGCCGGCCATGTGGGCCTCGCACATCACAGCGATCTGAGCGCAGAGCAGATTGCTGGCCTGGGTGAGGTGGTGCAGCGCGAGCGACAGCTGGTTGTAGCGATCATCCATGCGCTGCATGGACTCCCGCATCTCTGTCAGCTCCTGCTGCAGTTGTTCGGCCTGGCTCATGACTGCAGCCCCTTTGCCGGCGTCAGCCAGCAGACTTGGCAGCCGCCGAGGCGGACGCAGTTGATGGTGTGGACGCCTTTGGTGCTCCAGCTCGGGCTGCGCCATTCGTGCTTGAACGATGCGGCGAGCTGATCGGAGTCCTCGGCTTTGATGAAGATCTTGGCGTCGAGCGGCGATGCGGCCTCGATGCGCACGCCAGCCGCGCGCAGGCGGCGGGTCATGTCGTTGAGGGCGCGGAGCTTGTCGGCCAGTTCCGGGGTCAGCACGGTGCATATCGGTAGCGCGTGCTGGATGGAGATCTCGGCGGCGATCTTGGCGCTGAGTGGGATTACGTTCGGAGCGCGCATGGTCATTCCTCCTCGTCGCTGGCCGGGGCGGTGCGTTCGATGGACAGCGGGAACTTCTCGAACTGCTGCTCGGCAATCGCCAAGGCGAAGCGCCAGCCTTTTAGCATCGCGCCCTGCAGGACGATGGGATTGGCATCAGCCTCGCCGAGGCGGATCTCAGTGCCCTCTACCGCCTGCTGCAACTTGCTGAGGTTGCCAATGCGGTGCTGGTGCCACTCGATCAGCGGCTTAGCCAGGTCGAGCTGCGCTTCCTGGGCCCCAGCGGTATGGGCTTCGTCCTCGAAGGCGATCAGCAGCTCCAGTAGCACTTGCTTCTCCAGATCGGCCTGCTGCAGCAGGTTGCCCTGGTCGAACGGCCCGCCGACCAGGCTCCAGGCCGAGGCGTACACCTGAGCCTGCTCCATGATTTGTTCGATGGTGATGGCCATGGCTCACACCTCCGCGATGATGTCCGCCGACAGGCGGGTGGCGCCGACCAGGGCGGCCTGGTTGAAGGCAGCGGCCAGCATGTTGTGCACGGCCAGCGGGTACAGCACCGAGCCGTTCTCCTTGGAGCCGGTACCGGTGAGCTTGCTGCGCAGGGCTTCGATGGCCGGTTCGTCCATCACCTCTTCCAGCGGTTTGTTGACCAGCTTGAAGCGGTGCTTGAGGTAGTCGCCCAGGTGCTGGTCGAGCGGGTTGAGCTTCACCACCTCGCAGCGCTGCACCACCTCGCGCACGTCGGCGCGCTTCTCGCTGAGCTTGTTGGCCAGCTCGCTCTGGCCGATCAGCACGATGCTGAGCAGCTTCTCGAAGCCGTCTTCCAGCTCGAAGAAGCGTTTGAGGTGCTTGAGCGTCGGCACCGGGATTGCGTGGGCCTCCTCGATCACCAGGACGTGGCGGTTGCCCATGCGGTGCGACTCGCGCAGCACGTTGTGCACGGCGCGGTACCGGGCATCCAGGCCGCGCGGCATCTTGCTGCCGGGGCTTACGGTGGCCAGGATGGCCTCGCAGATGTGCATAGCCTTTAGGGTCTTGCCCTTGAAGTCGTCGTCTTCCATGCCGATGACGTAGGGCTCGATGACGATCACCGGCTTGTCTTCAGTGCGCAGGCGTTCGTGCAGATCCTTGCGGATGGTGGACTTACCCGAGCCGGACTCGCCCAGGATCGCCAGGAACACGCCGTAGCGCGTGACCTGGTAGAGGCTTTCGCGCACGTAGCGGATATCCGGCGAGACGAACAGATCAGCGCTGGTGCGCGGGTCTGCGAACGGGTCGCCGAACATGCCGAAGTGCTGGCGTGCCTGCTGTGTCAGTTTGGTTGCGCGTAGTAGCATTGTGTCGGGCTCCTCGATTGGCTTCTTGGGATTGCGGTGCTCAGGCCGTTGGGCGTTGCAGCGCCCAGCGGCCACCTTGGTGTTCTGCTCCTGGTTCTCCTCCTCTTCGAAAATGCCCACCAGCTGCATGCCGGTGACGTTGAAACTCTCCAGCCAGGCGACGATGCGCGCCTTCAAGTCCTCCTGCGGGATGGTCTTGGGCCACATGCTGTGGTTGATCAGCTGGGAAATGGTCGGGCGGCTCAGGCCCAACTCGCGAGCCAGGTCGGCCTGGCCCAGGTTGTGGTAGCGCAGCAGTGCTTTGAGCTTGAGCATCACGCACCTCCTACGACAGAAAGGGTTGGTCGGCGGGTGAAGGCGGCGCGCAGGCTGGCCTCGACGCTGTCGAGGGCTTCTTCCTGGATGCCGGCCGGGTGGTGCTGGCTAAGCCAGGCGTAGTGCTCCGGGCTCCAGTCGGTGAAGCGCGCCTGCAGGCGTTTGGCAGCGGCGAAGATGCTGAGCGGTGGCGCTACGACGGTGGGCGCGGCCAGTTCGTGCTCGGTGCCACGGCGCGGCATGAAGGTGGGCAGCTGGGCATCGTCGATGTGCTTGTAGGGCTGCAGCTGGCCACCGAAGGGGATGGCCTTGGCCTTGCGGGCCGCTGCCACGTCTTCCTCGGTGTCGGCACCCATGGCCAGCTTGGCGGCTTCCTTGCGTGCCACCTGGGCCGGGGTGTCGGCCATGCGCTTGAAGGCTTCGCCGATCACCGGGGCGGTTACGTCAAAGCCCAGCTCGTTGCGGGCGACTACCGGCACGACGTAGTACACCTCATGGCCGTGGGCATCGACGGTCACCACCTGGGCGGCCTGATCGTTCCAGGGGTTGCGGGTAACCATGATCTTGTCGCCGACCATGACATCCGGCACCACCGATACGTCGAACTCGCGGCCCTGGAAGCTGACGCGCATCTTGGTGTTGACCTTGCGGCTCTCGGGCTCGGCCACGGCCAGCTGGCGGCAGACGTCGACGCTGGGCACCTTGATCAGCTGTTCCTGGCGGATGGTCAGCCACACGTCGGTGCGCGACTTGCCGTGGCGGCTGTGCTTGGCCGTGGCGTTGAAGTGCATGCGCCACTTGGCTGCCAGGGCGTTCAGTTCGTCCAGGTCAGCCACCGGCTGGAAGCGCAGGCCGGCCTCGAACTTGCGCTCGATGATGTTCCGCGAGTTCTCCACCTGGCCGGTGACGCGAGCAGCACCAGGTGCGTGGACGATCATCTGAATGCCCAGGCTGCGGCAGAGGTTCTTGGTCATGCCGGCGGTGTTGGCTGAGCCGGGATCCATCATCAGGCCGAAGGGCCGGCCGTGCATGACGTCGGCGCCGCCACGCTCCTGCATGGCGTTGATCAGCACGCTGTTGAGGTTCTCGCCGCTCTCGGCGCCCATCACGTACTGGAGGTAGATCCAGCCGCTGGCGTGGTCGGTGATCTCATACGACCAGACCCGGTCAGCGGCGATGCGCGCGAGGTTCTTGGGCTTGTTCTTGTAGAACTGGTCGGCCTCCATCACGCGCAGGCCGTTGGCGTTCTTCTCGGCGGTGGGCTTGAGGTAGTAGAGAACGCACAGCGAGGCGTCCACCTGCCAGATGTGGTTGGGGTGCAGGCTCTGCAGCTCGGTCACCGGCGCCGGGGCTAGCAGCTGGTCAGGGTGCAGCTTGTAGGCATACAGGGCGCGGCTGATGGCGCTGAGCGACATGGGGCGGATCTCGCCGCTGACCTTGTCGACGGCTTCGGCGCGGATCATGCCGCTGGCGCGCAGCGCCTCGACGGCATCACCCAGGGAATAGAGGCGCTTTTCGTTGCGGCGGGCGGACTCGATCAAGGTGGCGCTGATGGTCAGCGCCTCCTCGCGGGTGAGCGCGCTCTGGCCGGCATCAGCGCGGCGTTTACGGGGAGCAGCGGCCACGGTCACTTCCTCCAGTTTGCGGTATAGGGTTGCCAGGCTCAGGCCCAGCTCCTGCGCCGCAGCCCGGCACAGGGCGGTACGCTGGCCGCGCGCTGCGCGTTGCAGCGAGCGGTCCAGGTCGACCAGGCGTTGGGTAATGACGGCGCTCATGGGTTAGGCCTCGGCATCCGTGATGGACTTGACGCCTTCCTGGTGCATCCAGGAGAAGTCCTCCTCTTCGCCCACCTCGGGCAGCTGGAACTCGGCCTTCAGCTCGCCGAGCAGGCGCTGCAGGTGGGCGATCAGCTGGGCCTGGAAGTTGCGGTGGTCGCTGCCGGTCTCGGTCGCGTGCTGCTCCAGGCTGGCGAAGGCGGCGCGCAGCTTGCCGCTGATGTCGGCCTCGGCCTCGAAGGCGATGCCGACTACCTCCTGGCGCAGCTCCTTGGCGGCGTCGTCGGCCGACATGGTCTCGATGCGGCGCTTGGCCTTCTCCAGATCCTGCTTGGTGCGATCCAGCTCGGCGCTCTTCTTGCTGAGCACCTCGCCAAGGGCGTCGTAGTCGGCCTGGGTGTCGGTGAGCTTCTTCTGCAGCTCGTCCTTTTCCTTGGTGTGGGTGTGGATCAGCTCTTCGGCCAGGTACTGCACGGCGTCGAGGTTGCCCTGCTTGGAGGCTTCGATCAGCGCGGACTTGGCGTCCTCGGGCAGGCGGCGCCATTGGCGTAGCTCGCGGTAGCCGGCGCCAATGGCGCCCAGCTGCTTGAGCGCCTCTTCGCCGAACGCCTTCAGGTTGGTAAGGTCCTCGTCGACTTTCGAACGGGACAGGCCAAGGGCTTGGCAGAAACCGTCCCAAGTGCCGACGTCGGCAATTTCGTTGCCGTCGGCGTCGATACCCTTTTTGCCCTGCAAGGCCCGGTACATCTTGGTTTCCTTGATATGGGCGAGCTTCGACAAACTGACGACGTCGGCAAAACGGGCGATGGAGCGGGCCATCTGAACCTGGCCCAGGATCTGGTTGGCGAGGTCGCGCTCGTCCTGCAGGCCCTGGGCGATAGCGCCCAGGTTCTGGATGACGGTGACGGCTTCGTCGTTGACCGGAGCGTCCTGCAGCGGCTCGGCCTTTGGCGTTGCGGTACGGGCCATCAGGCAGCCCTCCGCTCAGCTGCGCCAGCCAGCGCGCGCAGGCGCTCGATGGCCTCGACACGGTTGCCGTTGGCCTCGATCAGCGCATTGCGGAACTCGTCGGCGCCACGGCGGCAGCCGTAGTAGTAGGCATCGAACTCCAGGCTGCCCTGCGGGTAGTTGACGGTGGTGGGCTCACCCTCGATGCGCAGCTTGAGCGCGGCGCACAGCCCCTCGACATAGATGCTGCTGTGGCGATCGCCACCGCGCAGCAGGTGCTGGGCCAGTTTGGTGTAGTTCATGGCGTGCTCCTTGTTGTCAGCGGCTGGCCCCGGCCAGCACGCGTTGGTTGATTTCGTTGATGCGGTGCTGCGCGGCGCCCATCTCGTTGGCGTGGGCCTGGGCGATCTGCAGCAGCGCGATGGACGGGGCGAAGCGGCCGTTGTCGAGCTTCACGGCAAGGCCTTCGGCGATCAGGGTGTTGATGGCGCGGTTGATGTTGGCCGGGCTCTCCCCGAGCCCCTTGGCCAGCTCGCCGTTGCTGATGCCGGTGAGGCTGTAGCCCTTGAGGGCCTTGAGCACGCGGAGGATTCGCGCGCCGCTGTCGGAGGTGCGTGGGGTGGTCATGCTTGGGCTCCGGTGGAGGTGTAGAACGGTTTCATCTCGGCGCTCACCTCGGCTGCGATGGCCTGCAGCTCGCCAACGGTGAGGTCGCGCAGGGGCTTGCCCAGCGCCATGGCGCGCTCTGCGAACAGCTTCTGGCGCGAGCCACACCACCAGTCTGTGAAGCCGGCGAACGGCTCCAGGGCTTCGTGCATGTCCATCACCTGAGCCAGCTCTACGGCGTTCATGCCTGCTCTCCTAGATCCAGTTGCGGGTTGGCGTGCTGCTGCACGTTGGCGCGGTGCCAGGCCAGGCTGGTGAGGCCGGCCTGCAGCGCTGCCTGGGCAGCGTCGGCATCGACCTGGCCTTGGTAGAAGGCGATCAGGGCACCCGTGGTGGCGTTGAGTACGGCCTGCAGCTCGTTCACGTCCTGCGCGGTGCAGGTGCGACCGGACGGAATGTCGATCAGCAGCTTGCCGCTGGTGGAGGCCAACCAGCGCGAGATCAGGGCGATGCCGCAGGCATGCTCGAAGGCCGGGATCAGCACCGCAGGCATGCGCCCTTCGGTGAGCCACTTGTAGAGGGCCCAGTGGTTGGCCTGGCCCATGCGCTCAGCAATACGCTCGACACTGAGGTTGTGCCGCTCCTTGGCGAACTCCAGCGACCACTCCATGGCTTGGCGGATGCTGCTGGGCTGGGCGTTCTTCCAATTGCACTTCTTCATTGGAAGGCCTCCAGAGACGCGCCATGGCATGGCGCCAAACAAATTACGTTTTTGCTGCTGGGCAAAAGCGTTGCCATTGGCACAATGGAATCAGGTACATTCATCAACAGACGCAGGGCGGGATAAGCGATGGACGACGTAGAGCAGTTACGTGCCCAGGTAGAGGCGCAGGGTTGTGTGATCAACCACTTACTGGTCGCTTGTATGCGGCATGGCATCATTGACCCGCAGGCGCTGGCCGATGAGTGCCGCGAGCGGCGTGCCAGCCCTACGTCCATCGCGGCAGATCCCCGCGCAGGGCGTTTGCTGCTGAAGGAGTTGGATGCGTGGGCGGAGCTGCTCATTGATCAGCACCATGCAGATGCCGAGTCTCCAGATGCTTGAGTGCTTCGTCTTCGCTGACACCCAGAGCGTCAGCCAGGGAAAGCACATGGCGATAGACAGATTGGGTAGACGTGCCCATCGCCTGCGCCAGGCGCTTGCGCCGGCCAAGGCCATCCATCAGTCGTTCGCTGATTTCTTGTGCCTCGGTATCGGTCAGAGATGGATGTGCTGCGGCGCCCCGAGCTCTGGCATTCAACTGCTGCCCTACAAGCCGACCTGCACCGATCAGCATCAGGCGATCGATCAGCTTTGCAGTACCGGCGCTGGCCGGGGTGCGATCGACGAACACCAGGGCCTGCTGGCGGGCTTCGGCCAGATGGGCGGCGATGGCCGGACCATCACCAGGTGCGCAGGCGATCAGCGCGTTGAGCGCAGCGCGCCAGGCGTCCATGGGGTGGGGAATAAGCTCGATCTCTTCGAGCGCAACTTGCGGCTGGTCGGTCATGGCAGTGACCCTCGCTGCTGTTGTGGTTGGGTGGGGTTAGGCGGCGACGGCTTCGCCGTCCTTGAGGCCGAGGGCAACGGCAATGACATGCGACTGGCCGTAGTTGCCTTTGGAGAAGCCGTTGAGCACTTGGTAAACGGCGGTGGGCGGAAAGCCGTGGTCTTTCGCCCATTGATTGACGGTTAGGCCCTTGGCACGGAACTGGGCCTTCACCTGTTCGACGGTCTTGGGTTTTTGCTGGGTTGCCATGGCGGTGGCTCCTCGGCTGGTAGTTGAAGATTCATAAGAATCTTTGGTGTTTGTGAGGCTGAGTATGGGTAGAAAACTACCCATCGTCAAGGAGGTTTATGGGTACTTATTTGCCCATTGGCGAGCGACTTGCTGAGGAAAGGAAGCGGCTAGGGTTCAATCAAACCGACTTCGCGGCTGTGGCTGGAGTAAGCAGAAAAACTCTTTTCGGCTATGAGAGCGGCGAGCGAACGCCCGACGCTGGGGGGCTTGCTGCCTGGGCTAGCGAAGGTGTGGACTTGATGTACGTGGTGCTTGGTGAACGCTCGAAAGCCCACCCCGTCGCTCAACTTCCAGCAGACGAACAAGTCTTGCTGGAGGCATATCGCGCTATGCCGGCTCGTGCTCGTAAGCTCCTTCTGGCCGAAATGCTGACGGGTAAGAAGACACGCAAAGCTGACGGTAAGGCTGATGGCATGAGCGTTTCAGGCGATGGGAACCGAGTAGCTGGAAGGGATTACAACGAAACGAAGGAGTAGCACCGTGGATATCCAGGTTGAGGGGAGCAACAACCGAGTCGCCGGGCGGGACTATTACGAGAATCAGATCAAGCCTTGCCCGCGATGCGAGGTCAGGGTCATTGATCGTGAAAAGAGCATCTGCAACCACTGCACCAAGGAAGAGAGAGATGAAAAGGCCCGTGGGCAGATGACGCTGTTCGGCCTGGGCGTGCTCTTCATCTTCGGTTGGTTACATGGTTGGCGGTCAGAAAGAGGCCTGGCGCAAGGTATAGAAGGGCTGGCCGAGACACTGGCACTGTCGGTCGGTATTGCCATCGCAGCGCTTTCAGTGATCTGGTTTTTACTTCCGCTTGTTGTTGAGATCGGTGCGGCCTACTTCGAGAGCCGCCGTAATCGCTATCGCGAATAACCACATGGATGAGGCCTGTGTAGTGAACATCAGAGCAATGTTTTTCACGGTGCTAGCTGCCGTTCTTCTATCCGGCTGTGCTACGGACTACCGAAACAAAACGCCTACAGAGGTCGCACAGGCAACTCGCGTGCATGAAAGCGAGTACAGCGAGAGCAGGATCTACCTGGCACCACCCGTGACGGGTAATCCGGTGATGGGCATGACCTACGAAGCCCAGCTCGCCGCCATCCAGTCGAAGAAGGACGGCTCTATCACCCATGCCCTTCGGGTGAAGTGGAGCTACCTCTCTCACGCTTGGATGTTCTTCTCCAATGCCACGCTGCCGGGGCCAATTCCTCTTGAAACCGTATCCACGAACAGGGAGGTGTATAGCTGTCGCTCTAGCCGTTGCAGCTACTACGAAAGCACGTCAGCAGTTGTGCCGCTGGAGATCCTGGCCAACGCATCGACGGGTTTGAAGGTTCGCTTCTCTTCCCAGCAGGGCGCGGTCATGGTTGAGCTGCCGGCCAACTATGTGCTCGGTTATCTACAAGCCATGTCCACGGCGCTGGGCGGTTCTGTTACGCCGACTGCTGCGGCTCCAGCCTCAAGGATTCCCAAGTGGGAGGCTGTACCGACACGCCCTGCAGGCCAGTCTGGTGAGGTGGCGGTGAAGATCAAGGAGCAGCAGATCCAGGAGCTGCAGAACACGCCCGGGCTGAGTTATGAGGAGTATCAGCGGCGGTACAAGGCGATCACGGGAAAATAGTAGAGATGGAGCTTTGAGTTGAAGATCGATACGCAGCTGTTGCAATGGATTTACGTCGCTGTTGCTGCTCCGCTTCTCGGTTGGCTTGGTGCATGGTTACACCAGCAGAACAAGGCCAGGCGGTCACGTAAGGCACGCGTCGAGTTTCTCCGTGGGTTGCCGGAGGAAGCGAAGCTGTGCCTGCTGGGCTTCTACCACAACAAGACCCACACAATGCGTGGTGATCCAGGCGCTCCGGTGGTGCGCTATTTGACCCAGATGAAAGTCCTACACGTCGGTACTGGCGGTGGAACATTCGATGCGGTTGATCGCTATCTCACTGTCATGTCGGCCTATTGGTCGATTTTCGATAGGTGGCTGGTGGTAGACCCGGATGCCATCAGGTTGCTGGCTGAGCATCTGCATGACGAGTTGGAAAACCAATAGGCCGATGTGCCAGGAGCCTCTATGAATAGGGACGCGCTGTTTGCCATTTTTGAGAAGCACTGCGGAGCCGAATGGCAGCAAACTGAGCCGGTCGCACTCTCAGCGTGGGAGACGGTAGAGGCGCTATGGCCGCTTAATGAATACTTCAGGCCCAACTATCAGGCTTTCCGTTCGCTTCAATACAGCTCGGCCTTTGAGGGGAAAGCTGATGAGGCCTTGACGAGTTTTGCGATCAACGGGGCATGGGGGTTGGTGAGTGTAGAGACCTGGCGCGTCATTCTTGAACGACAGCAGCAAGCCATTACAGCACTGCCGCTGCACGAGATAAGTGGTGGCAAACCATGGGTCTTCGTCCCACCTACGTTGCCCGACACTGCCCTAACAGCTGCTGCAGTCCTTGTTGTGCTGCATGGAATGAAGCTCCCGTTTCCAGTTGCTGATCGAGCAAGCTACGAACCCTCGCTAAAACCACAGGGCTAATACCTCTGGCTGCTGCAAAAGCTCTGGTCTGCTCTTCGCTGTAAATCCCTCTCCATTGATTCATCGCAGCATCTTCCGGTTTATCTGATGGCGTGAAGAGGCTGCTGCATTTCGATGGCAATGTATTTTTGCCGCGTCCAAATTACTCCGCGCGCGCGCGCGTTAAAGCTGTGAACTCTTTCGGTGTGTACCGAGATTTTTCGATAACAGCGAACATAGCGCGGAGAGCCTCATGTCCAAGTCCTGCACGCCCAGCCAGCGCCTTCCACGTATGTGGTTGTGGAGCATCATCAGTATTGGTCTTCTGATGGCCCTGTACTTCATTCGCCCCGAGCAGCTCCAGGTTGTGCTGTACAAGGCGGCCCTGGTGACGATCGCCGCTACGCTGGCCTACTGGATCGACCGCTCGCTGTTCCCCTACGCCCAGGCCCGACCGCACCAGTGCATCAGCTTCATGCAGATCGTTGGCGCCTGGATTCGCCGCGCCATTATCGTGCTGGCCTGTGTGCTCGGCATGACGCTGGGGCTCTGAGTATGAGCCGCCTCAAGCGTTGGCTGGCCGAGGCCGGCAATGACCTGGCGATCATCTGGATGGTTGAGCCGCGCCTGTTCCTGTGGCCGCTGATCCTGCTGGTGTTCGCAGTCGGTTGCTTCATCGTGCCCAAGGCCGATGCCGCCAGCATTCCGACCGCTGCCGAGCAGCACCGCCGCACCCTGGTGCGCGCTGCGCATGCCGAATGGGGCCTGGGGGCGCCTGTGGCGACGTTCGCCGCCCAGGTGCATCAGGAGAGCGCCTGGCGGGTGAATGCCCGGTCGCCTGTGGGCGCCGAGGGCCTGGCGCAGTTCATGCCGGCTACGGCGGACTGGATGGCCGAGATCTACCCGCGCAGCCTGGGCCCGGCGCAGCCGTACAACCCAGGCTGGGCACTACGGGCCATGGTCGCGTTCGACCGCTGGCTCTACGAGCGAAACCAGGCCGTTAACGAGTGTGACCGCTGGGCCTTCGTGCTGGCCGGCTACAACGGCGGCAATGGCTGGGTGAATCGTGACCGCAGGTTGGCATCGGCAAAGGGCGCCGATCCGCTGGCCTGGTTCGATTCCGTCGAGCGGCACAACGCTGGCCGCTCGGCTGCCAACTTCCGCGAGAACCGCCATTACCCGCGCGCCATCCTGCTGCGCTGGGAGCCGATGTACGTGGCTGCCGGCTGGGGGGCTGGTGTGTGTGCCGACAGGTATAGCCGCCATGAAGATCCCAACGCTGTTTCTGCTCGCCACGTTGACCACCAGTTCGCCTGCCGCTTGCTCCCGGAACTGGTTGGCTGCCGCCGAGCTGTTCGCATCGCCGCCGCCCCGAGTTCGTCCAGCCCAGTTGTGGCCGCCCGAACGGGTGGACAAACGACCACCCATGCCGCGCTGGTTGCGGCGCCGGCTCAAGCGTAAGGGGCGGTGATGAGAAAGGTCATCGGATGGTTCGTTGAGCACTGGTACGTGGGGATATTCCTCGCTCTGCTGATGCAGATGTGGGCCTACGGCCAGAACCAGTACGAAAGCGGACACAAGACGGCCAAGGCTCAGGGCGACCAGGCGCTGGCCGATCTGCGCTTGGAGTACCAGACCCTGCGCGCCGACGCCGCCGAACAGAACCTGGTGCTCTACCGACAGCAGGTGGAGCGCGCCAACCAGGCCGAGCAGGTGTTCCTGGATGCCCAGGATGAGATCGGCCGGCTCAAGCAGCAACTCACACAGGAGCGCATCAACCGTGTCTCGACTCAATACACTCCAGTTCGTGGCGGCGCGGCTGTTGCCGCTCCTCGCTTCGTTGTTACTTGTGGCTGGCTGCGCGACTTCAACGCAGCGCTTGGAGCCACTGCCCCAGCTCCCGACAGCTGTCGAGCCTACGCCGGCTCTCAAGAAGCGGCCTGGCCCGCCCCCAGCTCTGACGCCGAACTACTGGAAAGCGGCGTTACCGCTGCAGACATCCTGGCCCATGCGCGTGACTACGGCGCTTGGGCGCTCGCCAACCTTGCGCAGCTGAACGCGCTGATCGACCTACACAACAAGGACAAGCCCTGATGGATTTCGACTACCTGCTGCGCCTCGGCCAGTTCCTGTTCACCGTGGTGGTGGGCCTGTTTTCGCTGATGGCCGCACGCCGGGCGTCATCGAAAGTCGAGGCCGAGGCCCTGGCCCAGCGCCTGGCTGGGCAGGACAACCGGCTGACGGTGCTGGAGCAGCAGATGAAGCACCTGCCCACCGGTGACCAGTTCACCGAGCTGGCCGGCGAGCTGGCCGAGCTGGCTGGAGACATGAAGGCGATCAAGGTCGAGATCGCGGGGGTGACCAAAGCGCTCGACCCTTTGGCCCGCGCCGTTGAGCGCATGAATGAATACCTGTTGAACAACAAGTGAGGCTGCAATGAGCACTCAATACGCTGACTATCTCCGCCAGGATCAGCGCCTGGTGATGCTGCGCATCCTCTCTGAGCTGCCGCAGTACCGCGCCAACTCGTCGGTGATCACCAGCCTCTTGGGCGAGTTCGGGCACCACCCGAGCCGAGACCAGGTCAAGGGCGAACTGACCTGGCTGGGCGAACAGGGTCTGGTGAAGGTGGAAGATATCGGCTCCGTCCTGGTCGTCACCCTGACCGAGCGCGGCGCCGACGTGGCTGCTGGCCGCGCTTCGGTACCGGGCGTCAAGAAGCCGGGGCCCTGACCATGGCGCGCAAGAGCAGCGTCGACAAGGCGCGCGATGAGGTTCGCGACCTCATCCACCGCATGCTGCGGGACAACCGGCTGACGCTCGACCAGATGCGGGACGTGCTCGAGGAGCAGTTCCCCGGCGAAGAGGTGCCGAGCCGCACTGCACTGCACCGCTACCGCAAGGGCTTCGACGAGATCATGCGCCACCACCGCGAGATCCAGGTGGCGAGTGACGCCCTGGTGGCCGAGCTGGGCGAGAACTTCGACGACAAGTCGGGTGCGCTGCTGGCCCAGGCCGTGACGACGCTGGCCACTCGCGCCTCTCATTCCGCGCTTGAGAAGGAAGAGATCGATATCGGCGACGTGCTGGATCTGACCCGAGCGGCCAAGTACGCCCAGGAGTCCCGTGCCCTAAGCAGGAAGGAGCGCGACGCCGTGGCCAAAGAAGCCCGCGCCCAGCAGCTCAAGGAGCAAGAAGAGCGCCTGGAAGAACTGCGCGGTACCGATGGCATGAGCGAAGAGTTCGAAGACCGCATCCGCCGCGTACTGATGGGTAAAGCCTGATGAAACTGCTGGCGATTATCGGTTTGCTCTGGATCGGCTGGCTGCTGGGCTGGCGCCATGCCCATATCACCGTGGCCGCTGAGTGCGAGCGCCTTGGCGCCTTCTACGTCGGTAAAACCGTTTACCGCTGCACAGCTATCGAGCCGAAGGAAGAGCCCAGTGAGTGAGTCAGAAGCCAAAGCGCTAAAGGCGCTGACCAAGCCCCGCAAGATCGATCTCGCCGCCGAGCTGGAACTGCATGGCGTAGTCGTGCCCCAGGACATGGCCGATGCAGTACCTGAGGCCGAGGGCGTGTTCCTGCCGTACCAGCAGCGCTGGTTCGACGACACCAGCCAGATCATGATCGCCGAGAAGTCGCGCCGTACCGGCCTGACCTGGGCCGAGGCCGGGCGCAACGTCATCAACGCCGCCAAGCCCCGGCGCCGTGGCGGCTGCAATACCTTCTACGTGGGCAGCAAGCAGGAGATGGCGCTGGAGTACATCGCCGCCTGCGCGCTGTTCTCCCGCGCCTTCAACGAGATGGCCCAGGCCGACGTCTACGAGCAGACCTTCTGGGATGACGGGCGCCGCGAGGAGATCCTGGCGTACATGATCCGCTTCCCGAAGAGCGGCTTCAAAATCCAGGCGCTCAGCTCGCGCCCGAGCAACCTGCGGGGCCTGCAGGGCGACGTGGTGATCGACGAGGCGGCGTTCCATGAATCCCTGGAAGAGCTGCTCAAGGCCGCCCTGGCGCTGACAATGTGGGGCAACAAGGTGCGCCTGATCAGCACCCACAACGGCGTGGATAACGCATTCAACAGCTACATCCAGGACGCCCGCGAAGGCCGCAAGGACTACAGCATCCACCGCATCACCCTGGACGATGCCCTGGCCCAGGGGCTGTATAAGCGGATCTGCTACGTGACCAACCAGGAATGGTCGCCTGAAGCCGAGAAGCAATGGCGCGACAAGCTGTACAAGAACGCCCCCAACGTCGAGTCGGCCGAGGAGGAGTACGGCTGCGTACCGAAGAAATCGGGCGGTACCTACCTGAGCCGGGTACTGATCGAGCAGGCCATGGTCAATGACCACTCCATCCGAATCTACCGCTATGAGGCGCCCGAGGGCTTCGAACAGTGGACGCCTGAGATGCGCGAGGCTGAGATCCGCGCATGGTGCGAGGAGAACCTTGCGCCCGAGCTAGCGCGCCTGAACGCGCGCAACCGCCATACCTTCGGTGAAGACTTCGCCCGCCGTGGCGACCTGACTGTGTTCACGCCACTGCAGATCGATCCGCTGCTGCGCAAGCGCGTGCCCTTCGAGGTCGAGCTGCGCAACCTCACCTATGAAGCGCAGCGCCAGGTGATGTTCTTCATCTGCGACCGCCTGCCACGCCTGAGTGGCCTGGCGTTCGATGCCACCGGCAACGGCGGGTACCTGGCCGAGCAGGCGGCGCTACGCTACGGCGCCGGCCTGGTGGACCAGGTGCAGCTCAGCCTGGCCTGGTACGCGCTGTGGATGCCCAAGCTCAAGGGCGAGCTGGAGGCCTTCAACCTGCAGATCGCCCGCCACCAGACCCGCCTCGACGACCTGCTGTCGATCAAGGTGGACAAGGGTGTGCCGGTTATCGAGAAGGGCCGCACTAAGGATCTGCAGGCGCAGGACAGCAAGGCCAAGCGCCACGGCGACAGTGCTGTATCGCTGGCCATGGCGGTGCGGGCCAGCTTTATGGAAGGCGGCGCCATCGAGTTCACCGCACTGCCGCGCCACAGCCGTGGCTTCGATAACGTCGACGACAACGACTCCGACCTCACTCTCCCGGAACCTTCAGCATGGTGACCACATCCCGCATCCTGGGCCCCGATGGCCAGCCGATCCGCCTGGCCGAGATCCGCGAGCCGCAGACTGCCCACATCACCAGCCTGCACCACGAAGTGGGTAACCACCCTTCGCGCGGGCTGACGCCGAGCAAGCTGGCGCAGATCCTCGATCAGGCCGAACAAGGCGACGTGATCGCCCAGTACGAGCTGTTCGAGGACATCGAGGAGAAGGACGGCCACGTGTTCGCCGAGATGGACAAGCGCCGCCGTGCCGTCGCCCAGCTCGAGTGGCAGATCGTGCCGCCGGACAACCCCACGGCCAAGGAGAAGGAAGCCGCCGCTGCCCTGCAGTCGCTGCTGGCCGGGCTGGATGACTTCGAGCTGATGCTGTTCGACGTGACCGACGCCATCGGCAAAGGCTTTGCCTGCCTGGAGTTCGACGGCTGGCACCGCGTAGACGGTGACTGGCTGCCGCGCGCGATCGATCACCGGCCGCAGACCTGGTTCCAGCTCACCCGTGGCGAGCGTCGCCAGGAGATCCGCCTACGTGGCTCGATGGGCGGTGAGCCCCTGCAGCCATTCGGCTGGATCACCCACGTGCATAAGTCCAAGAGCGGCTACCTGGAGCGCAGCGCACTGTTCCGCGTGCTGGTGTGGCCGTACCTGTTCAAGAACTACAGCGTGGGCGACCTGGCTGAGTTCCTGGAGATCTACGGCATCCCGATGCGCGTGGGCAAATACCCAGGCGGCGCCACCGAGAAGGAGAAGCTGACCCTGCTGCGTGCCCTGGCCCAGCTCGGCCACAGTGCGGCCGGCATCATTCCGATCGGCATGGAGATGGACTTCCTCAACGCCGCCGAGGGTGACCCAGCTGCGTTCAAGCTGATGATCGACTGGTGCGAGCGCACTCAGTCCAAGGCCATCCTGGGCGGCACGCTCACCAGCGGTACCGGCGATGGCACCAACACCAACGCTTTGGGCAACGTGCACAACGAGGTGCGCCTCGACCTGCGCGACTCCGACGCCAAGCAGCTGGCCGCCACCATAAGCCGTGACCTGGTGTACCCGATCGCCGTACTCAACGGCCTGACCGACAGCTGGAAGCGCTGCCCGCGCCTGGTGTTCCCCACCCAGGAACCGGAGGATCTGAAGGCCTATGCCGAGTCCCTGCCAAAGCTGGTCGGGATGGGATTCAGGATCGGCCGCCAGTGGGCTCAGGAGAAGGTGGCCATCCCCGAGCCGGCCGATGGCGAGGATGTGCTGCAGCTGCAGGCCGAGCCATCGGCGCCGACCGGGCCCGAGCAGCCTGCAGGTGTTGCGGTGGCCACCGCACAACAGAAGCCAGCCACCACTGCCGCGCAGCGCCTGGACGATGACCTGCAGCCCATCACCGGCCAGTGGATCATGCGCATTCGCCAGCTGGTGGAACAGGCCGAGAGCCTGGAGCAGATCCGCGACGGCCTGGCCGAGCTGCTGCCGGACATGACCCTGGAGCAGTACGCCGAGGCCATGGCGCAGGCGCTGGCCGCTGCCGCCCTGCAGGGGCGCCTGGACATCGTCCAGGAGGCTGCCAATGGCCGTTAGCGCCACGTCGCTGCCGTTCCGCGAGCAGAACGAGTTCCTGCGCCGCAAACTCAACCTGCCTACTAACGGCTGGACGGACGTATACGGCCGCGAGAACGACTATGCGTTCGTCGTAGCCGGCGCCAACCGTAACGACCTGGTGGCCGACTTCCACCAGGCGGTGCAGCGGGCGATCGAGGGCGGTACCACGCTGGAGGCGTTCCGCCAGGACTTCGACCGCATCGTTGCCAAGTACGGCTGGAGCTACAACGGCGGCCGAAACTGGCGCTCGCGGGTGATCTACGAAACCAACATGCGCAGCAGCTACATGGCCGGCCGCTATGAGCAGCTGCTGGCCGTGCGCGAGGAGCGCCCTTACTGGCAGTACCTGCACAGCGACGCGGTCGAGTACCCGCGAGAGGAGCATGAAGCCTGGAACGGCATGGTGCTGCGCTGGGATGACCCGTGGTGGCAGTACCACTTCCCGATCAACGCCTGGGGCTGCCAATGCAGCGTGCGGGCGCTGAGCTATGACGACCTGGTGCGGATGGGCAAGACCGGGCCGGACACAGCGCCGCCGATCGTCTTCGAGCAGCGCACCATCGGCCAGCGCAGCCCGCAAGGCCCGCGCACCGTCGAGGTGCCGGTGGGCATCGACCCCGGCTTCGAGCACATTCCCGGCCAGTCGCGACTGGAGAGCCATGTGCCGGTACCGCGCCAGGGCGAGGAGCTGATCCCATCCGCCGCGCCTGGCCTGCCCAACCGCCGTGCGCCGGATGCGCTGCCGGTACCGCGCGTGATCGACCCCGAGTCCCTGCCGCCTGCAGGCATGAGCGATGCCGAATATGCCCGCCGCGCGCTCGATGCCTTCGGCGCGCAGCTCGATGCCGCCGAGCTGCTCACCGACGTCCTGGGCGAGCGCATCGCTGTTGGCCCGACCATGTTCCAGGAACCCAGCGGCGCACCGGCCGTGCAGGGCCAGGGCGAGCTGCTGCCGCTCCTGGCGGAAACGCTGTTACAGCCAGACGAAATCTGGACGCGCCTGGAGTACTCCGAACCGCTGCGCAAATCCCAGGTGCTGCGCCGCTACCTCGGCCGCTTCAACCTGGGCCAGCAGCTGACCCAGCTGGTGGTCATCGAGCTGGCCGGCAACGCCTGGAGCTGGGATATCGAGGCAGACCGCGAAGGCCTGGCCGAGCTGCTGCGCCAGGGCGTGCGCCTGTACCGGCGCGAGGACTGACCATGGCCGGCGTTACGCTTGAGTTCGATGCGGTTGGGGCGTTGGCCGTCATCAATGAGGCTGCAGCCGCAACCGCAAACCCTGCTGGCATGCTGCGTAACATGGGTGAATACCTGGCATTCCAGGCCTTACCCAGTCGCTTCGCCAGTCAGTCGTCGCCGGACGGCACGCCCTGGCAGGCGCTGTCGCCGGCATACCTCAAGCGCAAGAAGAAGAACAAGGACAAGATCCTGGTGCTCGATGGCCCACTGAGTAACGGGCTCAGATTCCAGGTCGTGGGTGGCGATCTGCTGGTGGGCACCAATATGGTCTATGGAGCGATTCATCACTTCGGTGGTGACATCGACATTGCCGCCCGCAGTCAGCAGGCCTACTTCCGCCAGGATGGCCGGAGTGGTGAAGTGGGCAGCAAGTTCGTCAGCAAGAGTCGTAGCAACTTTTCCCAGTCGGTCACCATCGGTGCCTACACCATCCAGATACCTGCGCGCCCCTGGTTGGGTGTCAGCGACGATGACACCTATGAGTTGATCAACATCGCGATGAAGTACCTGATGCCAGGCGTTTGGGGCGGAGGCTGAAAACGGCCCAGGAAGGCCCCTAGATGCGTTTGGGGGCTGCCGTTGTACGCGTCGGGCTGCCTCTGGCCCTTTCCGGGGCTGTTTGGGCGTTTATAAACACGGTAGGCGGGGTGGCAGTGACTCACCTTTGCGCCTACCGCTGCAAATCCCCCCGCTGAAAGATTTTTGCCCCGTCAAAATTACTTGCCCGGCCTGCCGCGCCAAGCTGCCGGCATGAAGACAAAACGCCTCCCTCTCGCCGTTGCACTCGCCGCCTGCAGTTACTCGCTGGGCACGCCGGCTGCCGACAACACCATCTGGCTGCAGGTCACCCCAGCGGGTCACTTCAAGCCAGCGGACGGCCGTGAAATCAAGGTGCCGTCCTGGCACATCAACCAGGCGGTGGCCACCAAGGTCATCGAGCGCTTCCGCGCGACCAAGAACAAGCGCGTGGTCGACTACGAACACCAGACCCTGCGCAAGGAAGAGAACGGTCAACCAGCGCCTGCCGCTGGTTGGTACACCGACCTGCAGTGGCGTGAAGGCGAAGGCCTGTTCGCCCAGGTGCAACTGACCGCCCGCGCCGCGCAGTACATCGCCGAGGGCGAGTACCAGTATTTCTCCCCCGTGTTCCTTTACCACCCGACCACCGGCGACGTCCTGGACGTGCAGATGGGCGCGCTCACCAATGCCCCGGCAATCGACGGCATGCAGGAACTCAGCCTGCGCGCCGCCGCGTCGTTCGGCTGTTTCGATGACTCCCCAGAGGAAAACCCCGTGAACCAATTGCTGCTGGCGCTGATCGCCGCCCTCGGCCTGGCCGAGAACACTACTGAAGAGCAGGCACTCGCCGCGCTCTCCGCCCACACCACCAACCTGCGCAAGCTGCTGGGCCTGGATGACAAGGCCGGTGGCGAAGCCATGCTGGCAGCCTGCACCGGCCTCAAGGCCAAGGCCGCCACCAGCGTCGACCCGGCGCAGTTCGTGCCGCTGTCGGTCGTCGATGGCCTCAAGGCTGAGATGGCCGCGCTGACCGCCCGCCTGGGCGAGCGCGACGAGAAGGATCTCGACGGCCAGATCACCGCCGCCCTGCAAGACGGCCGCCTGCACAAGAGCATGGAGGATTGGGCGCGCGAACTCGGCAAGAGCAACCGCGCGGCGCTGACCGCCTACCTGGACAAGGCGGCGCCGCTCGCCGCGCTGGCCGGCAGCCAGACCCAGGGCAAGGCGCCGGTACCGGACGAGAAAACCGGCCTGACCCAGGACGAGCTGGCCGTGTGCTCGGCCATGGGCCTGACCCCCGAACAGTTCAAGGCCGCCAAGGCCGAGGAGCAATAAGCCATGCCGCTGACCAAAGACCGCAACACCCAGCGCCGTGATGGCGTGCAGTTCAATGACCCCGTGGCGGCTTCGACCCGCATCTTCGCTGGCTCCCTGATGTGTCTGAATGCTGCCGGTTTTGCCGTACCGGGCAGTCTGTCGGCGACCTTGAAGGCGCGAGGCGTGGCACAGGAGCAAGTGGATAACCGTGACGGCGCTGCAGGTGCGTTGCGCATCGAAAGCCGGCGCGGGGTGTTCCAGTTCGCCAACAGCGCCGCTGCCGACGAGATCACTCGGGCCGATATCGATAACGAGTGCTTCATCGTCGACGACCAGACGGTCGCCAAAACCTCCGCCACCGATACCCGCTCGGTCGCCGGCATCATCCGCGATGTGGATGCCGGCGGCGTCTGGGTCGAAATCTAAGGAGCAAGACTCAGATGATCATCAACCGTACCAACCTGCAAAACCTTTTCACCGGCTACAAGGCGTCCTTTCAGAATGCCTTCGCCGGTATCACTCCTGACTTCACGCCGTTCGTGTTGGACGTCCCGTCGACCGCCAGCCAGGAAACCTACCCGTGGCTGGGTAGCACTACCTCGTTCCGGGAATGGCTGGGCGATCGCGTCATCCAGAACCTGAAGGTGCATGACTACACCATCAAGAACCGCACCTTCGAGAACACCGTGGGTGTCCCGCGTGAAAGCATCGAAGATGACAGCTTCGGAGTCTTCAACCCGATGATGTCCCAACTCGGGCAGGACGCCGCCAACCATCCAGCGCTTCTGGTGTACGAAATGCTGGCCGCTGGTTTCAGTCGCGTCTGCTACGACGGTCAATTCTTCTTCGATACCGACCACCCGGTGATCAACGCGGCCGGTGCTGAGGTGAGTGTCAGCAACTTCCAGGGCGGCTCCAGCACGCCTTGGTTCCTGCTGGACACCAGCCGGGTGATGAAGGCGCTGATCCTGCAGCGGCGTAAGAACTACAACTTCGTTGCGCTCGACCAGGATCGCGACGAGAACGTGTTCATGCGCAAGGAGTTCGTCTACGGCACCGATGCCCGTCTGAACGTTGGCTATGGCCTGTGGCAGCTGGCCTATGCATCCCGTCAGGAGCTGACCGCCGAGAACTTCAATAGCGCATTCGCGGCCATGCAGGGCATCACCGGCGACAAGGGCAAGAAGTTGGGCATCAAGCCAACCCTTCTGCTCGTGCCGGCAACCCTGCGTGCCCAGGCGCTGCAGATCATCAACGCCGAGCAGATCAACGGCACCACCAACATCAACCGCAACGCCGTCGACGTGCTCGTCACGCCGTGGCTGTGATGGGGGTGATGCATGGCTAATAAATCGACCGCCAAGGCGCCTGCAAAGGCGCCCACCAAGAGCGCAGAAAAGGCAGCCCCAGCGGCTGCCCCTGCGGCCGCCGAACAGCTGGACAACCAGCCGGCGGCACCTACCAAGAGCGAGGCACCCGGCTCGGACGCCGGCTCGAGCGGGCAGGAAGCCCACCCTGTCGTGATCCTGGGCGGCGGTGAGATTGGCGCGTATCTGGCCCAGCTCAAAACCGCTGGGGAGAACCTTGGCGACCTGATCCCGCTGTCGCAGCTCGATGAGCCGCTGCTGCGCCAGGTCGGTCAGTTCGTCGAGATCGAGGGCTTTGCCGAGTTGCCGCCTGAGCAACTGGCTATCCAGATCGAGGCCAAGGTGGGTATCGGCGTGGCGGTTACGCCCGCGCCGTCCACTGGCGACCCTGATACCGACCCGGCCGCGCCTGATACGGCGGCCGCAACCAGCCAACCGGCATCTGCCGCGCCCCAGGCGTCTGTGGGCGATGCCGCTGCACTTGGTAGCGATCAGCTAGACGACGACGGCGATATCGAGGGGCTGTGGGTGGTGGCGATTCCCGAGCAGGGCTTCCGCCGCTGCGGCTTTCGCTTCACCCGTGAAGGCTTCGGCATCGCCCTGGACGCGCTGACGGCCCAGCAGATCGAGGCCCTGGAGAACGAGCCCAACCTCAAGGTCGAGCGCGGCGTCTTCTCCGGTCGCGTCGGCGAGCGGGTGGAGTAACCCATGCAGTACATCACCCTCGACGACCTGGCCGAACGCCCAGGCGCACGCGAACTGGCCCAGGTGGCCACCAAGGAAGGCGTGCGCGCGGTGGCCACCGATCTGATGGAGGCCACCCTGCGCGGCGATGACCGCAGCGCCTGGGCGGCTGACCTGGTCGCCGTTGCGGATGATGCCCTGCAGCGCATCCAGGACGCCGTCACCGAGGCTGAAAGCCTGATCGACGGCTACCTGGCCAAGCGCAGCTACCCGCTGCCGCTCAGCCCGGTACCGAAACTGGTCACCGGCTGGGCGCGCGATATCGCCCGGTACCTGCTGCACAAGGACCGTGGCGGCAAAGAGGATTCTGACCCGATCGTGCGCAACTACAAGGATGCGCTGAAGTTCCTGGGCCTGGTCGCCGAGGGCAAGTTCAGCTTGGGCGCCGAGGATCCAATCACCAGCAACCCGAACCAGCTCGACGTGCGTTTCGAGTCCGCGCCAAGCGTGTTCGACCGCACCAGCAGGCGGGTATTTTGATGAACTTCGCGCCCCTGGATACCACGCTCGTCGAGAATCGCCTGCGCGACCAGGTGCCGGACTTCGACCAGGTCAACGGCGCCGCCGCGTATCACACGCTCAAGGGTCTGCAGGACTTCCGCACCGGCGATTGCTGGGTGGTGCTGGCTGCCGAGACCAACCCGGCAGCCGATGGCGGCCAGCCTCGGCGCAAGGCGGCAGCTGCTGCCGTGTTCGGCGTGGTGATCTGCGCCAAGAACTACCGCGACCTGCATGCGGACGCGGCCAAGGATGAAGTGATGACGTATGTCGGTAAGTCCCGAGAGGCACTTATCGGCTGGGCCCCAGCCGGCTGGAAGGATTGCATCTGGCTCAAGGGCCAGGTGCTCGATAGCGACAGCGACCGTGTGCTCTGGATCGACATTTACACCACAACCCACGTACTAGGGGGCAACCCGTGAGCAAGCAACCCGAAACCGCAGCCAAACCGGCCGCCAAGCCCGAGCTGCACAAGGTGAAACTGGCCAAGCCGCACAAGCATGCCGGCGAGGATCACCCCAAAGGCGCGACCATCACCGTGACCGCCCCCGAGCGCGACTTCTTGATCCGCGTGGGTGTGGTCGAGAAACCTGAAACTACCGAAGCCGCCGCTCCGGCAGCCGAATAACGAGGTGCAACATGTCTGAGTCTTACTACTTCGGTCAGGGCAAACTGTGGATTGCCGAGATCGGCGCAGGCGGTGTCCTGGGCGATTGGGTATGGTTGGGTGATGTGTCCGAGCTGACTGGCCAGGGTGCTGAGACCCGTGTGCAGCACCGGGAGTCGTTCAGTGGCGTCAATGCCATGGTGCGCGACTTCGGCAAGGAGCTGGGCATGACCTGGAACGTCACCATGCACCAGCTCGATGCTGACAACGTCGGTCGTTTCACCCGCTCTCGCATGAGCGCGCAGACCGCTGGCACCGTGACCGGCGAGTTGCTGCCGAACCCAGTGGCCAATGGTGACCTGATCACACTCGATCACATGAACGTAACCGACCTGGTCATCACCGACAGCGTGACGCCGACCCCGGCTACGCTGTCACGCGGCACTCACTACGACTACGACATCTTTGGCGATATCGAGATCCTGACCCTGCCGACCTCGCCGGCACCGACTCAGCCGCTTAAGGCCGCGTATAGCCACGGCGCTACCAAGCAGGCCGCGTTCCTTGCCGGTACCGACAAGAACTACGCGCTGAAGTACAAAGGCATCAACCTGGCTGAGTCTGGCGCGCCGATTCTGGTCGAGCTGTATAAGACCAGCGCCGGCCTGCTGCAGCAGCTCTCGCTGATCACCAGCGGTAACCAGCTCGCTGGCTCACCGATCGCCTTCTCGACGCTGCTGGATTCCAGCAAACCGGCCTCGGGCGACCTGGGTCAGTTTGGCCGCTTCGTTGAAATGGCTGCCTGACCATGGCTGCCCGCAAGAAGAAGCAAGGCATCATCACCGCACCCGAGGCCCCAGCGGCCGAGGGCGCGGATGACCTGCAGAAACTTCACCCCAACCTGGACGCGCCGCTCAATGGCCGCATCGTCACGGTGCGTGAGTACGGCTTCGTCGAGGGGCTGCTGGTTCGCCAGCAGCTCAAGCCCTTCACGGAGGGGCTGTACGAGTTGATCAAAGCTGATTCGGTGCCGCCCCTGGAGCAGATCATGGAGCTGGTCGTTGCCCACCTGGATGACGTCCTGCAGGCGGTGGCCACCTCGGCCGACATCGAGGTCGAGGAGCTGCGCACGCTGAAGAACCAGGACGAAGGCGACTTGCTGTTGATGCGCTGGTGGACGGCCAACGGCCCTTTTTTCTATCGGCGCGCCCTAAGCCGGATTCTGGCCGAGCGTTACCGGGCGGCCGAGGCAGAAAAGCAGCGCGCTGGGCAGACGTCTACGCCTGCCTCATCCGCGCCGGCTACGGCGACGTCGAGCGAATAGGCCGCTACACCGAGCGGCAGATCCTGCTGTTTTTCGAGGCTGAAAAGCGTCAACGGCGCACGGAACGTGCCGAGATGCTGAAGGACATGAACCTGGCCTTCGCCGGTGGCGAGGCCGCCGACAAGCACTTCAAAGAGCTGTTGCCGTAGGAGGCACCATGAAACAGGCCATTGCCGAGCTGCAACGCACTGCCGAGATCGCCGAGAACAACCTGCCCATCAGCGAGCAGGCCGGCGACTTCGCTCAGGCCGACCTGCAGCGCACCACCTCGCAGGAATGCCGTGAGGCGATTGAGCAGTTGCAGAGCCAATGCCCTGCCCAGGAATAGAAGGTTGGCCCGCCGTCTGCCATTCACCCCGTGCAGGTTGTACATCGATGGTGCTGCAGGGCTGAGCGTTGGTGATTTCATCGTGACTTCTGGTGGATCAGCCTACCTGGTGCAGGCGACCCGCCAGAGTCCAACCAAGCCCGAGCGTTTGTATCTCACCTGTTTACGTTGGCCCGTCGAGCAAATCCCGGCAGACGGTAGGCAATGGCAACTCAATTGGTACCGCCGATAACCTGCCTGGTTATGTCCTGCATCTGATTGGTGCTGCATGCGTCCGCAAGCGCGGTGCAACGTTAGGATCAGTAAAGCCCCGTCGAACCTCCTGGGCCGGTAAATGCGAGACGGCCAATACCAGAAATGACGTGCGGGAAATAAGCAGGGGTCGCGCCCTGGTGCATGCATAGCCGCCTTCGGGCGGCTTCTTTTTGCCTCGTCAAAATTACATCCCGTCTCGCGCGCGCGAGCATGTCGGCATCCCACCCATCTGGATGCTGACCGATGAATAATCGCGGTGATATCGAGTTTGCCCTGCGCCTCAAGACTGACCTGGAGCAAGGTCAGCGCGAGCTGCAGGCGCTTACTCAGACCGTCGAGGGCGTCGGTGCCGGCGCCGCCACTTCAAGCGTTGAACTCAATCACCTGGGCGAGACCGCAGAGCAGGCCGCCGCCCGCCTGCGTGGCATCGCCGAGGCGGCGGTACAGCAAAAGGTCGCCGCCGACGCTGCTGCGGCAAGCATGATGGACAGCGCCAACGCCACGCGCATGGCGGGCGAAGGCTGGCAGGCGACCGCAGCAGCGCAGAACGAGTCGATGCGTGCCTATCATGCTGCCGAACGGGCTGCTCAGGAAAAAGCCCAGGCGGATATCAAGGCCGCTGAAGCGGCCAAGCTGGCTGCCGCCTCGGTAGAGAAAGAGGCCCAGGAGCTGGCGCAACTGCTGGGCAAGATCGATCCGGTGATCCGCAAGCTCGACGAGCTGGACGATATGGAGCAGAAGCTGCGGCAGGCACGCAGCTCCGGGCGCATCGATCTGGATACCTTCGACCAGTTCAACAACAAGCTACAGGAGCAACGCCAGCGCCTGGGCGGCACCACGGATGCAATGCGTGTTGCCGGTATCACTGCGGGCCAGTACCAGCAGGCCATGCGTCAGTTGCCGATGCAGATCACCGACATCACCACCAGTCTGGCCAGCGGCATGCCGATCTGGCTGGTGGCGGTGCAGCAAGGTGGTCAGATCAAGGATTCGTTCGGTGGCTGGAGAAATGCTGGCCAGGCGCTGATCAGCACGCTCAACCCGCTGACACTTGCCATTGCTGCTGCCGCAGGGTCGATCGCGGCCATCACGATCGCTACTTACCAGGGTAGCCAGGAATCCATCCGGTTCAGTGAGCAGCTGATCCTTACCGGCAACGCTGCCGGCACAAGCACTGATCAGTTGATGAACATGGCCGCGTCCATGGACGTCGTGCGCGGCACTCAGCGGCAGGCAGCTGCAGCGCTGGCAGAGGTCGCCGGTACCGGCCGCATTGCTGCTGATCAGATCCAACTGGTGGCGTCCGCCGCAGTCGCTATGAACCAGGCTACCGGCCGGGCTGTTTCCGAAACCGTCGCCGAGTTCGTCAAACTGGCTGATAGCCCGGTCAAGGCTGTGGCCGAGCTGAACCGCGAGTACAACTTCCTCAGTGCTGCCGTTTATGAGCAGATCGCTGCGCTGGCCGAGCAAGGTGACGAGGCTGGTGCTGCGCGTTTGGCCATGGAAGAGCTGGCCCAAACCATGGAGAGCCGGGCCACTCAGATCGAGGGTAACCTCGGGCTGATCGAGCAGGCCTGGCGCGGTATCAAGCGCGCTGCGGCCGAAGCCTGGGATGAGATGGTTGGCATTGGCCGTGAGCAGACCCTCGAAGAGCAGCTCGCTGCGCTTGATCGGCGCAGCATCAGCGATGTCGACCTTGGCGCGCTCGGTGCCAATGCCGTAGTGCTGGGCCCGCTGGGCGCAGCGAAGGAACTGTGGGACCAACTGACGCCTGTCATCCAGGGCGCGACCGAGGAAGGTGCCAAGCAGCTCGACCAGGAGCGTACTCGGCTGCAGCTCTCTATCGAGCAACGCGACGCAGAGGCCGCCTGGCAGGCCGAGCTGACCCGCCTGAACCAAGATTCGATTGAGGCGCAGGTGGCCATTGGCAAGGTGCGCGAACAGGGCCTCACCCGCGTTGAGCAGAAAGAGAGAGCGATCGCCGAGTACCGTGCCAATGTCGAGAAAATCCGTGCGGCCAACCCGTTTACCGAAGTCGTCAGCGATGCGCAGATCGATAGAGACATTGCCGCCATTGAAAGGCGTTATCGCGAGCGGCAAAAGCGTACGCCCGTAGACCGTGACCAGCGCGCACGTGAGAACTATCTGGCCCAGCTTGAGCGCCAAGCGGCAACGCTGAACATGAGCGCAGCGGAGGTTCGCCAGTACGAGCTGGCGGAGAAGGGCCTGACCGGAGCCATGTTGGAACGCGCTCGGGCGGCTATGTCGCTGATTAATGCGGCTGAGCAGCAGCGCCAGGCCGACGCCAACGCTCGCACCAATGCAGGCCTTGAGGCCGAGTTCCTGCGCGCTGCTGGCCGTGAAACCGACGCCGCACTGCTGGAGATCCGCACCAAATTCGCCGGCATGCGTACCGAGTTCGAGAAGGCCGGCAACGAAGCCGGCCTGGCCTGGCTGGACAAGCTGATCCCGGTTGCCGAAGCCAAGGTGCGCGTCGACGACGTGCAGCGCGAGATGGACCGCATCCGGGCCGAGCAGCAGCGCCAGGAGCAGTCGGTCAATGTGCAGCAGGATGCCGGCCTGATCACCGAACTGCAGGCGCGTGACCGCATCCTGGAGATCCACCGCCAGACCTACGCCGAACTTGAACAAATGAAGCCCGTCCTGGCAGAGCTTGCTCAGCAGCCTGGTGCTGTTGGTGAGGCGGCATCTCGTGCATATGCAGAGCTAGAGGCTGAGCAGCAGCGCCTGCTCGCGACCACGACAAAGCTCCAAGAGACGCTGCGCGACGGGTTGACCTCTGGCCTGACCGAAGCATTGCAGGGCCTGGCACGCGGCACCATGACCTTGCGCGAGGCCGTTACCGCCCTTGGCCAGAGCGTGCTCGATGCGCTCACCCGCATGGCGGCCGAGAACCTGGCGCAGTCCATCACCGGTGGCGTGATGGGGCTGTTTGGCGGCGGTGGTCAGGATGGAGCTGGCCTCACCACCGGGGCGGCGGCTGTAACGACTTCGGCCGGCGCGCTCAGCGCTGCCGGCGCCACCCTCATGACCGGCGCCGCGGCCATTCAGACCGCTGCCGCCAGCCTCGCAGCGGCCAATGGCGTCAGCGGCGCCACCGGCTCGGGCTCCTCCGGCGGTTCCGGCTGGTTGGGGCTCCTTGCTTCGGCGGGCAGTGCGTACTTCGGTGGCGGTGCTGGTAGTGCGGCAGGAGCCAGCACCTATACCGGCGCGTTTGGCTTCGCCGAGGGCGGCTGGCCTGGCGGCCAGGTACGCGGGCCGGGAACACCAACCAGCGACAGCATCCCCATTTGGGTCAGCGACACCGAGTTCATCACTCGGGGCGCCGTTGTGCAGCAACCGGGCATGCTCGACCTGCTCAGCGACATCAATGCCCGAGGGTGGGCAGCAATCGATGACCTGGTGTGGCATGGCGCAGCGCGTCACTCAACTGGCGGACTGGCCAACGTGCCGGCACCGGCCTTGCCGTCGCCTGGGCTGGCAAACACTCGCCTGGCCGAGCCGGCGAAGGCTGCCGGCGCGACCCTCAACAACAAGCAGAACTTCTACCTGGTCGACGACCCGAACCGGATCGGCGACGTGATGTCCGGCCCGATCGGCAGCGAGTCGATCGCCGTTGCCCTATCCCGTGAGCCCGGCAAGTTCCGCCAAATCCTAGGACTGAACCCCTGATGCCTCATCAAATCGGCTTCGTCGACAACTCGGGCGGTGTGCTCGCCCACTACAAGATGCTGGAGACCATCCGCGACTTCGCCTCGGCCAACGGCTGGACGGTGCTGCGCTACGACACCGCCCCGGCCAACCGCGAGTTGATCCTCAAGGGCGTGGGCTACACCGGCGAGGAGGAGATCTTCGTGGGCTTCCGCACGTACCAGGACGCCGCGGCCGACTACTACAACCTGCTAGCTGGTGTATTCACCAGCTACGTGGCCGGCAATACCTTCGACACCCAGCCTGGTGCTCGCCTGAGCGGCGTGCCGGCGCACAACAACCGCATCGACTACTGGCTGACCCTCAATCCGCAGCGCATTGCGTTGGCGATGAAAGTGGGCACGCCGGTGTATGAGAGCTGCTACGTGGGCAAGTGCCTACCGTATGGCCGTCCTGGCCAGTTCCCGTACCCGGTGGTGTGCGGCGGCATGTTGGCAGGTGCTGCCGCCACGCGTTTCAGCGAGACAACCCACTCGATGCCTTACAAGGGCAACAGGGCTGGCATGGCGCTGCGATCGAATGACGGCTGGATTCAGCCATCTGTGATGCCTTACGCGAATGCTCAGTTGTGCGGTTTGGGTACCAGCAACGCGAGCCGGAGCCTTCGTGACTGTAACGGCAACTACGATCTGCTCCCGATGGAGATGTTCACTACCGGCAACCTCTGGGGGGCGTTGGAGGGGCTGTTCTACATCAGCGGCTTCAACAACGCCGTAGAGAACACCCTGACCATCGCAGGGGTGGACTACGTCGTCATTCAAGACGTATCGCGCACCGGACACACCGACTATTACGCACTGAGGCTCGATTGATATGCCGCATTACTTGGGCTCGGCTGTCGACCTGACTGCTATCCGCACTGCGCTTGTCGCCGCCTGCACCAGCCACGGCTGGACGTGGAATAGCGGGAGCGGAGTACTGAGCAAAGGAACCTTGCACCTACACATTGCGCTGACCGATCCGGACATCCATTTCACGGGCCGTACCAGCGCCAGTGCTGGAGCGATGCCAAATGCCGTGCATATGGGGCGTTTACTCAACAATTCAGGGAAGCCCACCTTTGCACCTACGTACCCGCTCCAATACGAGGTTTTCGTTTTCGACGATCCGGTGGACGAAGTCTGGATGGTCATCAACTACGACGTTGACCGCTATCAGTGGGTCGGCTTTGGGAAGTCAGTCCTTCCGATGCCAGGCACCGGCATGTGGGTGGCGGCGACGATCGGACTTGGCTACACCACTTCGGATCTCACCACCTCGGCTATAGCCGGCCCCTTTGTAATTACCCCGACTCAAGGTGGCGCTCGGAGAAGCACTGGCTCCCACTACGCATGCGGCGCGCTGGCTTGGAATAGCGTCAACAGGAGCGGTACGCCGCAGTGCATGCTTGATCATTACGTGCATAGCGACCTGGATGGACACGGGTGGCGTACTGATGACAACAACCTGGATACTGACTTACCTGGCGTACGGACGATAACGGAACTGCTGGATGCGCAGCCAAGCGCCTGGAACACCGAGGCCGCGCTGATCCCGGCACGGATCTATAAGGTTCGCCCATCATTCCGGCTCAGCTTGGTGGCTGATTTGGTGAACGTCCGGCATGTGCGCGTCGACAACTACGAGCCAGGCCAGGTCATCGAGCTGGGCCCTGATCGTTGGAAGGTGTATCCGTGGCACCGGAAAAATCTAGGCGCCCGCGACGGTGGGGGAAGCGCAATCGCCACCATCGACCACACCGGCACGTTCGGTTACGCCGTGCGCTACGACGGGGAGTGAGATGGCAGTCCTGTCAGGCGTCACGCGCATCGGGGCACAAGGGGGGATCGACTCTCCCATGCAGGCCATCGACATGTATCGGTTTGTCGTTGGTCACTACCCAGTTGAGGCTGAATCCCGACCGGGTAGCGTTGCGCTCCTGACCCATTGGCCTGTCGAGGCAAACCCAAGCGCGGTTCCAGGCTCTCTGCGCGGCGCGCATTTGAACGACTACTACTACCGCATCCACATCACGCCGAGCCGCCTTGACCTAGGTAACGTCGTTTCCGCTCAGACGTCGCCTGTCAGCCTCTGGAACGCTTTCCTGGAACCGCGAACGCTGGTCGATATCGACGGCCTAGACGAGGGCATCCAGGTCAGTGGCCAGCCCGCGCCGCCCCTATTGTTCCCGGCACTGAAAGAACTTGTCTGGCAGGTCACGGTCACGCCGGATGGCCAGCCCGTGCTGGATACTGTGGTTGCGTGGGAGTTTGATAACGGCCGATCGGCCGGCCTACGCATCACCGCCAACCGCATCATCGCCTGGACCTTCGTGCCGGACTGGGGCGACGGCATCGTCGAAGGGCTCACGGCCGCCACCGACATCCTGCAGAGTGAGTCCGGCGTCAGCCAGCGCCGCAAGCTGCGCGGCTCGCCGCGTCGTGAGTTCAATGGCGCAATGTATGCCGAGGGTCGGGAGCGACAGCTGCTCGATCTCGCGTTGTTTGGCTGGAGCGATCGCATCTGGTCGATTCCGATCTGGCCTGATATCCAACTGCTCGATGCCGGCATTGCTGCCGACGTCGACTTCATCCCCTGCAGCACGCTGCATCTGGACTTCCGCGCTGGCGGGTTGGCGATGCTGCGCGGCGAAGATGCCTTCACGTCGGAGACGCTGGAGATCCTCGAAGTACTTCCCGAGGGCCTGCAGCTCAAGCGCAACACGCTGCTGACCTGGCCAGCCGGCTCGCGCCTGTATCCCGCTCGCTCAGCTCAGCTGCTCGAGGAGCCATCGCTCAACAAGCTGACCGATCGCCTGTTCGAGGCCGAGGTGCGCTTCCTGGTGGTCGAGGTTTGCGACTGGCCGAAGTGGTTGCCTGCCACTTTGTATAGAGGCCGCCCGGTATGGGATCGCCGACCGGACGATAGCGAGAACCTCACCCATGCTGCGCAGCGCCTGCGCTCGACGCTGGACAGCGGCTTTGCCCAGCCGTTGATCACCGATACCGCCAGGCGTGCCCTGCAGGTGCTTGGTCAGCGCCACCTTGACCTCGGCCGGGAGGCTCGCGCCCTGGTGCGCTCGTTCATCTACGGCATGGACGGCCGGCAAAAGGTCGTGTGGGTACCGACCCACATGGATGACCTGACGCTGCTCGCGCCTGCCACGGCGGTGGCCACCACCATCGACGTCGCCAACATCGGTTACACGCGCTTCAGCAACGGCAAGCCAGGGCGCCGCGACATCCGCATTGAGCGCTGGGATGGCACAGTGCTGATGCGCCGAATCATCGGCGCCACCGAGCTGGATGGCCAGACCGAGCGCCTGGCGCTGGATGCTGCGCTGGGCAGCGATCTGCAGCCTGCAGACGTCGCCCGCATCAGCTGGATGAACCTGATGCGCTTCGAGAGCGATACCCAGAATATCGAGCACATGACGGACAGCGAAGGCGTTGCCGCCTGGGCAACGGCTTTTCGCGAGGAGCGTGACGATGAGTTTTGAGCCAAATGCAGAACAAAGCGAAAACTTGAAGATCGTTCGCGTCTGGAGCTGGCGTTTCAGCGTGAGGAAGGGATGGTGGCGGCATACGGATGGCTTTCTCTATTTCCGAAACGGTCGCCAGGTGAATATTTGGGGTGAAGCGCTATGAGCTTTAACAGCCGCGAATTTTCGCTCGATGATGGCGCCCCGTACCGAAACTACCAGTTTGCCCGTGGCGTGATGCGCTGGCTGTACACCAGTAGCGATCGGGACCGCGCCGTTGGCACTCAGATTTTCCGCAGCGTGCGTGGCGGTATAGCGGATGACGGCATCCGGCAGACAGGTGAGGCTAGCGTCGAGCTGCTGAAGATCACCGCGCCGGCCGATCTGGAGGTCGCCAGCTTGTTTCGTGGTGTGCCGCCTTCCAGCGAGATCGCGCTGACCATCTTCGACCGGCACGAAGGCGAATCCGAGCAGGTAGTGAGTTGGGTCGGCAGCATTCAGAGCGTGTCTTGGCCCAAGCGTGACCAGGCACAACTGGTCTGCCAGCCGCTCTCCGCACGCATGACGATGCAGGGGCTGCGGCAAGGCTGGGAGCGACCCTGTCACCACGCTCTCTACAGCGTGGCGTGCGGCGTCAATCGTGACCTCTACCGCATCTCGGCCTTGATCCAGGGCATCACCGGTGCGGCGATCATCAACGGCGCCTTCGCTGGCTATCCCGATGGCTACTTCACTGCCGGATGGGTCGAGTGGCCGGTCGGCTCCGGCGAGTACGACATGCGCAGCATCGAGCGGCACAGCGGCAGCAACCTGGTGCTGCTCGGCGGGACAGCAGGCCTGCAGCCTGGCCAGACGGTGCGGGTTTACCCCGGTTGCGACCAGACCATGTCGATCTGTAATGGGCGATACGACAACCGCCTCAACTATGGCGGCTTCCTGCACCTGCCTGGCCGTTCGCCGTTCGACGGCGACCCGGTTTTCTAGGAGATAGTCATGGACCCGTATACCTGGGCGTATATCGCCATCATGGCGATCAGTGCCTACGTCTCATACAAGAACCGCCCCAAGACCACGGCCCCAAAGCCGGTGGCTTTCGAGGACTTCAGCTTTCCACAGTTCGAAGAGGGCACGCCCCAGTGCGTGTTCTTCGGCGACAACTGGACAGAGGACTGGATGGTGTTGGGCTTTGGCAACTATCGCACCCAGCCCATCAAGACCAAGGGTGGCAAGAAGTGATTAGCGACGATGAGCTGTTTGTGACGCTCGAGCACATGCACAGCGTGCCTGGTTACGGCAGCCGGCCTGGCTTCTGTCATAAGGGTGGGCGCGCCCTTGCGGCCAAGTACGGTTTGGACTGGGCGCAGATCGTGCGCGATGGCGGCATTGCCGCCAGCAAGTTGGTGGCCACCGGTGATGCCATGGCATCCCACCTGGTCGAGTTCGCGCGGCAGGAGGTGGGTGATGGGCAGTAAGAAGGCCGTCAAGGTTGGCCATCGCTATTTGTTCGGTCTTCATATGGGTGTCGGCAAGGCGATCGACGAGTTCGTCGAGGTTGAGGTTGGCGGCAAGCGTGCTTGGACCGGCAGCGTAACCAGCAACCAGCGCATCACCATCAACGCGCCCGAGCTGTTCGGCGGTGACGATGGTGAAGGCGGTATCAGTGGCTCCCTCGACGTGATGATGGGCGCCGCGGATCAGCCGGTTAACGCCTCATTGGCTGCGATGCTTGGCGGGCTGGTACCGGCTTTCCGGGGCGTTTGTACGCTGTTCTATGACGGCCTGGTCACCAGCATGAACCCGTACCCGAAGGCCTGGAAGGTGCGCGTTCGGCGTGCATTGAAGGGCTGGGACGGCGCGGTCTGGTACCCTGAGCGCTGCGTTATCGAGATGTCGTCTGGCGCGATCAAGGCGATGAACCCGGCGCACATCATCTATGAGTGCCTGACGAACCGCGACTGGGGCGGCGCCATGGATCGCAGCCGCCTCAATGATGCGTCGTTTCGGGCGGCCGCCGACGTGCTTCACGCTGAGGGCTTCGGCCTGTGCCTGCGCTGGGTGCGCCAGGACAGCCTCTCGACGTTCGTCAGCCACGTACTCGATCACATCGGCGGCAACCTGTTCGTCAGCCGCCAGACCGGCGAGTTCGAGCTGACCCTGGTGCGTGACGACTACGATCCCGAGTCGCTGCCTCTGTTCGACGAGAACAGCGGCCTGCTTTCGATTACTGAAGACGACAACTCGGCCACGGCCGGCGCTGCGAACGAAGTCATCATCAAGTGGCGTAATCCGATCGACAACTCCAACCGGCAGAAGCGTGAGCGCAGCCTGGCAGCGATCCAGGCCGCTGGCCAGCAGCTGTCTGTCACCATCGAGTACCCCGGTATTCCCACTGCTGAGCTGGCAGGTCGGGTGGCGGTGCGCGATCTCCGATCGCGGTCGATCGGCCTAAAGCGCTTCAAGGTCCAGCTAGACAGGCGCGGGCGCAACATCAAGCCTGGTGCGCCATTCCGCATCCGCAGCCTGAGCCGGGGCATCGAGGTGATGGTGGTCAGGGCTGGGCGCTTCGAAGACGGCACCCTGGCGGATGGCAAGATCACTATCACGGCCGTGCAGGACGTGTTCGGCCTGCCAGCCACCAGCATGACCCCGCCCCAGCCTGGCGGCTGGGTACCGCCAGATACTGCCCCGGCGCCAGTGGCCATTCGCAGGCTGACAGAGGTCACCTGGCGTGACCTGGTGCAGACCATCGACGCGGCCAACCTCAACCTGGTTGACCAGACCACGGCCTTTATCGCGGCCCTGGCCATCAAGCCAACATCCCTGTCGCTGGGGTTTGCGGTCGAGTCGCGCGTGGGCTCGGCTGCGTATGTTCGTGTTGGCCCTGGGGACTTTTGCCCAACCGGGCTGCTGGTCGCCGGCATCTCGTCTACGGCAACCAGCATCCAGCTCAGCGCCCCCGATAACCTGGACCTGGTTGAGGTTGGCAGCGCGGCGTTGATCGACAATGAGGTCGTGCGGGTCGATGCGGTCGATCTTGAAACGCTCATCGTGACTATCGCCCGTGGTTGTGTGGATACCGTACCGGCTGCCCACAGCGCCGGGGCGCGGGTATGGTTCTTTGAGGACTACGTGGGTGAAGACCCCACCGAGTACTCCTCCGGGGTGAGCGTCCAGGTCCGGCTACGCACCGTCACCAGCTCGGGCACGTTGGCTCCCGAGTTGGCCGGTACCGACACGCTGGCCCTGGTTGGCCGTCAGGCCTTGCCGTATCCGCCCGGCAATCTGCGCCTGAACGGTGCGAGCTACCCGACCGAGGTCACCGGCGAGGTTACCGTCAGCGTTTCGCACCGTGACCGCCTCCTGCAGGCCGATCAGCTGATCGATACGCTGCAGGGCGATATCGGCCCGGAGGCTGGCACTGAGTACCGGTTCCGCTTCTACAGTGGCACTACGCTGCGCCGCACAGTTCAGCAGGCCGGCACTTCGTACACCTATCTCCTGGGTACCGAGATCAGTGACGGCGGCCCCTTCAATCCGCTGCGCGTGGTCGTTGATTCGGTGCGTGGTGGGGTCTACAGCCTTCAAGCGCACGACATTACTGTCGCGCGCCTCGGCCTGGTCACTGCACCGCCTATCCGCTTGAGCGTCACACCAACCGCCTTTGGTGCTGATACGACCGCGCACCTGGTTGCCATGCCGGCAGTGGTAGAGCCTGGCGACCTGCTGCTGATGCACTTCGTCAACGATGGCAACGCAACAGTGGCCACGCCTGCAGGCTGGACGCTGCTCAACACCACGCTCAGCGGCACCCAGGTGCGCTCTAGCTGGTACTGGAAGTTGGCAGCCGGCACCGAGGATGGAACCACCGTTGACCTGGTCACCAGTGCTGCAGAGCACGCTGCGGCCCAGGTTCATCGCTTCCAGGCTGGTACGTTCGATGCTGCAGTCGCGCCCGCTTTCGCCGTGGCCACCGGCACCAGTGTGTCCCCGAACCCGCCCAACCTGGCGCCGAGCTGGGGCGAGGCAGATACCTACTGGATCGCTGCCTATGGGGCGGATGACGATGATGCGACCACCGGTTGGCCATGGACTGAAGGGCAGACCTACACGCCAAGCGGTACCGGCACGACCACGTGCTCGGCTGCTTCGTGTGTTCTGGCGTTGAGGGTGGCGAACATCGATCCAGCGACGTTCACCATGGCAGCGAGTGAGGAGTGGGTAGCCGCGACCATCGCAATCAAACCGGCCTGA